AGAACCTGTATTATAGAAACGTGCATTAGCTTCTCTTCGCTCCATTGTTCTTTCTGTGTCTTTTGTAATAGAATCTAACTTTCTTTTCCCTACCGTATTATCATTTCTACCGTCAAATATAACTTTATTATTAGCATCAATTACTTTTGTAGTTTTAGCTTGTTTATTCACAACAAAAACACGTGGTTTAGGTTTTGGAGTAGCAATATTTGTTTTTTTATCAATTAAAATACCTTGCACATCATCTTGGATGAAATTATCATCATCTTTTTTGCTATTGCTATTTGTGCTTGATTTAGAAACAACTGGTTTTTTAACCATTACTTTCTTTTTCGGTTTTGGATCTATGTCTTGTGCCATTTTAATTAGATTTGATTTATATTATTTTGTGTTGTTTAGAAAAATACGAGCCTTTTTTAAAAACATTTGTTTCTTCATTATCTTTTATTCCTTGTTTTTTTTCTTTTTTTTCATTATCCACGACAACTGCTTTTTTAACTTTTACCATAATTTTAGGCTTTGGTTTAGATACTTGTTTTTTATCCGCAGGCTTATCATATTGGTCAACTGATGCAATATCAGTACCTTTTCTAAATGTAATTGTTGCGCTAGGTTGCATTCTTGAATCTTTACGACCCATTGGAGCATCCATATTTACATCTTGTGTTACATTATCCCTTTGGTCATATTTATGCTTATCAATTTGTTTGGCATAATCTGATGGCTTTAATGCTTCTTTTGTGGACACTCCATTTCTAATTACATTAGTTTTTGGCTTATCTTTATTGAAATCTACACTTTTATAAGCCATCTCATCAATATCATTTTGATTTTGTTTTACTTTATCAAATTTTTTAGGAGCATCTTCTGTATATCCTGCTTTTCTATAAAAATCATTTCTAGCATTAGATGAATTATGCGTATCTAAACTATCTTGTCTAGTTGCAGTTTCGTTAATAGTTTTTTTAACCATTATCTTTTTCTTCTTTGGGTCAATACCTTCTGCCATGATACGTTATTAATTAATAATTTAATACAAATATATAAATTTTATCCGACAACAAACGGATAATTAAAATTATTTTTCATATAACTACTCGTCTAAATCAAAAGCTCCCATATCAGCATTTTTCGCCACAAAGTCAATAGGAGGTGTTTTATGCTCCCTTTGATGAACTATCTCAGAGGCATTTGTTGATTGTTTATCAATTCTAGCATCTTTCTCAGATTCTAATTTATGAGTTACGTCAATCTTACCACTATTTACTAATTCTTGCAATTCAAGATTATTTTGACCTTTTAATTTTTCTAATTCCATAGCTCCTTCTTGTCTAATCCTTTCTTTCTCAATCTCCCATGAACCAATTGCTTCTTGTTTAATTTTGTCAGCTTCCATTTGTAATTGAATAGTTTGTTGAGCAAATTGATTAGATTGTTGACTTGTTCTAATATCCATGTCAGATTTTTGTTGAGCCTCTTGCGCTTTTTGCTCTTGTTGTTTTTTAGATGCTTTTTCAGTCAAAACTCCCAAATAAGCTATTGCCTGTTTAAATATTTTAATATTTTTAACTTTATATTTATCAGCAATAGTAATCAAACCTTGCTCAATAGCTAAAGTTAAATCTTGGTCTAACATTGCTTTTTCTTCATCATCTTGTTCTAAATAAAGATTCAGAGAAAAATCACTTAAATGAAGATTAGCAATAGATTCTAAATCCTCTACTGCTGTAGCTCCTATTTTGCGAATAAAATCCTCTTTTAAACTTGGATAATATCTTAAAATATCTTGGATTCTATATAAAATAGATTCAGCAGTTTTTAATGTTATCCAACCAGCTCCTTTTAATATATGTCTAGTGGCTAGATTTGAATTTAATGATGCTAATTTACCAATACCAACTAAACTATCTTTATCAGGATTAGAAGCATCTGAATATTGATTTAACCCAATAACATCTGTCAATTGCATTAAATATTCTTTATTCTCATTTCGTAGAGCTTGTAGTTTATTTAAAGAATCCCCCGTGCGGATTTCCATAAAAGGTTTCTGAGCATTATTATAATCGCTATTCTGCCCATAACTTCTATAAAAGAATGACCCTTTTTGAAGATACATATTGAATTGCTCTTGCGCTGAATTTGTTTTTCCACCTCCTAACTCTATTTCGGCAATAGCATCTAAGTCAAATGCTACTCCATCCGGAGTTATCCCTTGTAAAATTTGCTCTGCTTTTAATTCAATTACATTTAAAATATCCTCAATAGGCATCATTAAACTTACAGGACTAATGATTATGCCATTCTCAAAACTTGGTGCTATAATATTATATTGCTCACAAACTTTTTGTTTATTAGAATTAGGGCGTGCCATAGATTTTGCCACTTCCCATTTAAGAATAATATTTGTACCAAGAACCATTACTCCTTCAAAAAGAACTTCTTCTACTTTTGAAACTCTTTTAAAATCATTTTTTTGCCCTTTTTCTTTTAATTTGCTTTCATCAAAATCCGCATAAGCTTTAGATACAATTTTTTCTCCATTAGCTTTGTATTTTATTTTATTATAATCTTCTTTAGTGGTTTTATAAGTAAAATATAATAAGTAAGAATGTCCTTTTATCTTATTACCTAGACCGTAAGTATTATTCCACCATAATCCTTGATTCATTAACTGTTCTTTCACAAGCTTGTTTTCATCATTACATAAATCAGGATATTCTATTAAAATATCAGAAGTTAATACTCTTTCAACATGCCCTTTATAAAAACAATCTCTAAAATACGGGTCTTTAGTTTGAGACCAAACCATATCTGCAATGTCAATTCTTTTTAAATCTATTCCTTTTGACGGATTAAATCTATTTTGAACGCAATACGCCCCATCTACAACTAAATCTCTTTTCCCTTGTCTGTCAATAGTCAAGTCAAACATATTCTCCTCCATAACTGATTTAATAGCTAATTGGGCGGACAGTTCACAAGATGGCTTCCATTCTAATTGCAAATGAAGATTTAATTCATCATCCGTTTCAGGTAGTTTATCGGTTGGCATAGAGCCAATATCAACTCCAAATTTTTCTTTAGCTAAATCAATAATCTCTTTGGAAGCCATATCGTCTTTAATCTTCTTACGATAAGCTTGTTTATTTTGTTGGGAGATTGGGTCAATTGCATTAGCTTCTACGGTATGTCCTCTATCACACATCCCATTCACTAATAGATTAACAAGTTTTGGTAATCTTGTTAATGGTTTTTTACTTAAATTAAGTAAAGAAACATCCCCATTTGTACCTAATTTTGGATGATATTTTCGCATATCAATATTACCTGATGCGTAATTTCTACGAAGATAAAATTCTGATTGTGATGTATAAAATCTACACTTTCCACCTCCTGCTGTTGAAAACCATTCGGCCGAAATAGCAGATCCTACAGAAAGACCAAATTCTTTTGTTAATTTCTTTTCAAATGGGTCTAATTGACTTGGAAAAGATACGCTTTGTGATACTTGATATTTATTTTCTGCCATCTTAATTATATGTAAAACGTTGTAGTTTCATTACTATTGGTGTTCTTTCTTTTTCTTTTGGAGTAAATGACTTTCTATTTAATCCCATTAATGCGTATCCGGAAGCTACTGTTATATCAAATTTCTCTCTTTTTGATATATTAAATTTACTCCAATCTTTTAAAGTTCTTTCAAAAGGCATACTTCCTATTTCTCCTTCTTCTCTTATTGCTACAGTACTTTGTCCTTGATTGTATTTCCCTACAAATTTAAGGATATATGATTCAATTCCGGTAGCGTGAGATGTAATAATATCTTGTGATGATGATGGAATTCCTCCTAATAACTTTTCGTCATTCGATAATCTATTCGCTAATTTATCAAATCTAGTTAATGAAAACCCTCTATAACCCCTATTTTTAAAGTGATGTAGCATACGAGGCTTGTTATTTTCTATCAAAATTGGCATACCATAAAATACGCAAGCCATTAATGCATCTTCATAAAATATTTCTGCTTCTTCGGGTCTTGTAAGATATTCTAAAAAGAAAAAATTACTTGGGATATTTTTCATTGTAACTCCTGTCACTCCTGATAAAGCTCCTCTTGAACCTCCAGAATGTTCTAATCCATTTTCTGTATTTTCTAAAACACTTTCATTAGTAGCATTCATATCGTAGTTATCTGCTCCTAAACAACCAATATCATCGTTCATTGGATGATAACTCATTCCTCCCCATTGATTTCTACGCATTTCAAATTTGTTCTGCATGTCTTTTTCAGGAAGCCAAGCTAATAAAAAACGACCTCTCTCATTTGGCGTCCAAATAACTCTAGTATCTTTTACCCCGTTTTCCCATGAAAAGTTTCCACGAACTAATGTTTTTTTTATATCATAATCGTAATTATAATCTAATTGATCATTTAATTTTTGTTGGTCAAATGATGAATCTACTGCTTCATCTCTAAAAGCATCTTGTTTTGTAATAGGGTCAAGTCTTCTTGCATTCCAATAGAACTTATCTCCTAATAGTTTTGCTGATGCAAATTCATTTTCTAAATATTGTAAAGAACCTATTTTTTGTTTTACACCACTTGCATTAATAAAAAAATCTCCTGCCGTAACTGTAGTGTGACAAACTCCAAATTTATCTGTATAATCTTCCATATTAAAGTGTGCTGGAAGAAAATAAGAATAAAGTCCCGTAATTGTTCTATCATTTGCATTTCTTTTTAAAACATTAGAACCTTTTTCTAAAGTTTCAAATTCTGCTCCCCCTTTATCTTTTGGATTCAATGTAGAACCCATAAAAGTTTTTCCTACTACTTTTCCTCCTTGAAGCATTGTTGGTTTAACATTAGCCCAATGATCTTCAATATTATTTGGACGAACCCATTTAGCTGCTTCATCTGAAAGATACATTGTAAGTTTATTTGAGTCATAAGCAAGTGTAGCAGTTGCTCTAAAATCTACAATAGTATTTAAGTAGTCTTTTGTTGATGTATCTTTTAATTTTTTATTTGCTTTTGTATTATCAGATGGTTTTCCAAAAACCATTTTTTTTACATCGTCTATTTTACCTCTAACTACTGGAATAAAAAAGAAAGGTAAGTTCTGTATAGCATGTGAATATTTTAAAAAAACTGATATTGCATCTGTTTCTGTTTTAGAAGTAATTCCAAATTTAGAATTTTTAGTACTTGTTGACCCATCAATTAAATGGTCTAATGCCATCTCTGTAAAACCAGTTCTACGCCCTTTTGTGAAAAACATACCAACACTTCTTGGATCACATAAACAAGCTTTAGCAAAGTAATACATATAAGCCTGTGCCATACGAAATTCTTTGTATCCACCTGTTTCAAGCATTTCATCCCACATTAAGCCCATGTAATGAGCAGGTGTTAAATAAACTGCTTCACCATTATTCATAAACCACACTCCTTCTCTACGTCTTCTATATTCTTCTAAAATATAATCAGTAAAAGCTTCTTCTGTATCTGGAGTTAATCCTTTTGGCATTTCAGGTCTAACCCAATATTGTTCAGATTTAGGCTTTCTATGAAACATAATATCAGTATTCTTTGGTTTTTTAGGAAGCATTATTTTTAATCCATCTAAAACTATAACCTCCCCTTTTGTCCCTTTAGGACAAATCATTACGCTTTGAGTTTCCTCATCAAACCACTCTTTATAATAGTTTTTTAATGGGTAAAATTCTTGATTTGCATATTTCTCTGGAAATCCTCTTTTAAAATCTCTTTCACCTAAATCAAATTTATCAACTTCAATTTGAAGTTTTAATTCTTTATTTCCTGCATCAATGTCCGAAATGGCTTTTAAAATAATTGGCTTACTACTAATAGCTGAACCATATTTCTCAGGCTCTAAATCTGCAAAATTAATTTTCTTTTTTAAAGCCTCTCTTAATATTTCAACTGAAACTTCTCCTGCTTGGACAAGTTCTATGATGTAAGTTTTTAATTTTTCATGACTTGGAGCGTTAGGAGAATTTTGCCAAGTAACTAACATTTGCTTAATTGCAGTAAATGAATCGATACGAGATTTAACTAATGCTGACAATTTAACATCATCAACACTAAGCATACTAACGTCTAACATTAAGCCTTCTAAGCTATTTTGTATAGATTCCTCAATATCTTGGGAAAGTCCTATCATTTAATTAATTTACTTTTGCTAATATTCTATG